CAATAGGAATAAGTTCATTAGTATCTCTATTAATACTAAAGAAACCATCAATGTAAGCCATAGTATTAAGAACGTCTGAGTATTTCTGAGTGATTTCTGGTTTAAGCGTAGAATACTGAATGAAAGTGGAATATAATGTTGCAGGAGAATAAGAAATTACAATATCATCAGATACTTGCATTAAAGTCGATTCAAATACATTATCTTCTGTAGTTGTATCTTTATTAAGAATATCCATAAATTCTTTCTTAATCTTTTCAGGCTTATCCTCAGCTTCTACACCATATTTAACCATGTCATCAATCTTAGTGTTGATAAGAGATGTCTTACCGCAATTAGTCTTCGGCTCATCATCTCCAGTAGGACAAACTCTACCAATAAGATTTGTAGTGCTATAGTTTGCTCTATAGAGACCAAAGTATAGAGATTCAATATCTTCAGTACGAATAAGTTTACACCAAGATTCAAATTTAGGTTTATTGGCATCCTCAATATGATCATAAACAAATCTAAGAGAAGCAATAACGCCATTAATACCATTAGAATTCTGAATAGTTTTACGAAGATTATCTAACTCAGGTCCAGAGCATTCAGTAAATGTAACAGAACGCTTAGAATAATAAAGAGCCCAATCTGCTTTCTTTACATTTCTGCTATGCTGAATTGCATTAAGAATAAAAGAAGAATCTACAGCCTGTTTTCTAATCTTAAATTTTGTAAAATCAATAGGATTAGATGTAACAGCGACATCATTAAAGCTTTTCTTAAATCTTTCTCTTGTCTCTTCAGGAGTTTCTTCTTCAGTATCAATTACTGTCATGGCATCATCATCAAGATCTTTCATAAGCTCATCAAGATCATTAGATTCATCATCCACTTCAGTATCATCGTCAGCTTCTGGAATACTTACTTCTTCATTTCTAGAAGGCTCTTCTTTTACTGAAGTAGATCGCTTCTTTTCACTTGCATTATCAAATCTATAGACTTTTTCAATATCATCTTCTTCTTCAGGTACCTGGAATGTAGTATCTGCAGAATCTTCATCGGCATCTAATAAAGCATCGATATCATCATCTTCATCAAATGTAGCGATATTATTATCTTCAGGAATATTATCATCTGAATCATCTTCTTCCCTATCGTCAGCGATTCCAATATCATCCATTTCTCTTTCGAGAGCCATTTCTTCTGCATTTTTTCTTACGACTGGCATCATTTCATTTTCAATGAAATCTTTAGATCTTTCAAGACGGTCATACATGGAAGAAAAAGCATTCTCTACCAATGGAGCCTCAACAACTGGATCTTCTTCTTTGGGTTTAATTTTACCCGATTTAATTAATGCTGCTTCTACATCTTGCGGGCGCATGGCTACTGCTCCATTTTTTGGATCTTCTGCATTTCTTCTAAGGTTATGCTGTCTTGGTTTGCTGGTGGCTGCTAGTTCTTCTAATGTTAATTCTTTAGACATTATTTCATCCTCCTAAATGATATAAGATATGATATATTATAAATCATCTAAAACGTATGCTGCTGGCGCATCCATAACGTCTGTAGATCCATTATATGCTAAGGCATATGCGCCTTGTTCAGTATTTATAACAATGCCTAGAACTCCATCTTTTTTAAGACTTAATGAAATTTCTATCATTTGAAGTTCTGGCAAAAATCTTTCGATTTGATCTTGGATATCTAAATGAAGGTTTTGTAATAGATTCTCACTATTATTATATCTATATCTACTTCTAAGTCCAACACCCATTGTTGGATGCGATTGGAATTTGCCTGGTTCTAGTAATAATAAATATACTATTTTAGTATACATAGCGTTAGTTCCAGTAAGAACTTTAGGCATACTGAAATCGTTTAATGATAAGAGATGCGCATTCAAAAAAATATCACCTCCTATAAGATATTGTTACTATAAAGTTCTACATATTAAAATTTACATATATTATTTTTATTAGTAAACATTATTTGAATTATATATTATAATATTAGAAAGGGGGATTTAAAATCATCCACTAATAATATTTTAAAAAGAAGGGAGAATATAATTATGACTGAGATTTTTACTGAAACTACTGAAAATGACAAAGGAATATTTGATAACCCTAGCAATGATGGTAGTAGTATTTTATGTCATCTACTGCCAAATAACATCCCATACTTTTCCGTTGCTAAAATTTGCCATGATACAGCAGAAAAGTTATTGTATGTTTATACTAATAACAAAAATAATGATACAGTTGAGTTTGTATATAATGTAAAATCTTGTGGTGATAATTGCGAGCAGCTGCTATTATTAATAGCAAGTAGATCACTTAGGTGTTCCTCTATTGAGGATCTTTTATATTTATATACACTTGAGATGATAAATCAATCTAAGTCTGATGGCGACGATGAAATAGTAGAGATAGTCAATAGACTTAAACCTTAAAGGAGGATAAAAACATGTATGATTTTAATTCAAATAATATGATCTCAGAGCTTGAAAAAAGAAATATTGAGTACTTTTACGTGGAATACGAAGATATGCCAAGTAAAATTGTATATATTAAAGCATCGGATAATGCTGTTCTTGCTGCAGTCATTAAAAATGGGACTTTTGAAAACATAATAAAAGTCAATGTCCCATCGATAAACGATGTGCTTAATAAAATCGTGTATGAATCTATTTTCCCGCTGCATGGTATGGACAGAATCTCCGCAATATTTTCGAATGTAAAAGCGGAAAATCAGTCTGAAGGGGCACTGGTTGATAAATCATCATATGATGAGCATATAGTGCCATCTTCTTCTGATGAAGGATATCTGGATGATGAAGATGATGGGGATGACTATGGTTACATCGTCTATGGTGCAGAGGATGAGCCAGATCCGGATGATGAAATAGAAGCTGATTAAAATTGCAATATTTATAAAAAGTACGCCTTAAGCTGTCAGGCTTAAGGCGTATTATTTTTTTATATAAATCTTTGACATTTGAGTAATTGAATTAGTATTTATGGAGGTTATTTATATGGCTAGAAGATATAAATGCTTGTATTGTGATAATCATTATGAAAGGGCAAAATTAATTACTCATATAGAAAGAGTTCATAAAGAATTAATTCCTGAAGGATATGATGGAGCAAGATTAGTTTTTGATATGATTAATCATACTACTGGAGGAAGATGTAGAGTATGTGGGGCTCCTACAAAATGGAATGGTTCTAGATATGATGTATTATGTGATAATCCTAAGTGCAAGGAAAAAATGAGAGAAGAATATAAAAAGAATATGCTTCGTGTTAGAGGCACTTATAATATTCTCAATGATCCAGAACAACAAAAGATAATGCTTCAACATCGCAGAATTTCGGGAAAATATCAACATTCAGACGGAGGTGTTATAAACTATTGTGGGGAATATGAAAAACAAGCATTAGAATTTATGGATCTAATGCTTCAAATTCCTTCAAAGGAAATATTTACTTCTGCGCCTATAATAGAATATACTTATCAAGGCAAAAAACATATTTATATCCCAGATTTTTATCTTCCATTATATAATCTAATTATAGAAATTAAAGATGGTGGAAGTAATAAAAATGGACAGCAATCTGACTCTAGAATTGCTTCAAGGGAAAAAACTATAGAAAAAGAAAGAGTCATTACGGATAAAGGCGAATATAACTATATTAGGCTGACTAATAATGAATTCCCACAATTGATAGAAATGTTTATGCTTATGAAGAAGAAACTAATAGATGGTGATTTATCAACAACAATAAAAATAAATGAAAATGTTTATGATGATATTAGAGACTATATTAATAAAAGAGTAAAGAAAGCTCCATTTGATAGAGTTAAAATTCTTCTTCATGGTATGAATAAATTTCATTACGATTATGACCCATCTTTATATGACGACTCTGTTATTAAGTATAAAACTATGAATCCTGAAGAATTTAAGAAATATAAAGCTGGATTATGTTGGGATTATGCATCATTTGAAGCTAACTATTTTAAGGCAAATATACCTGAATTAAAATATGAAACTTATGTTGCTGGAATTGAATCTCTTGTGAGTGGATTTTCTATACATTGTTTTTTAATATTTGAATACAGAAATAAGTGGTTCTGGTTAGAATCTGCGTGGAATAAATTTTCAGGTATTAGGGGTTTTAAAACTAAGAAAGAATGTTTACAATACATCGCCTATAGATTAAGTAAAGATCTGGAAAGTGATTCTGTCTTTATTAAACAATATGATGCTTTAGATGAAGCTTTATATAATTTAAACCATACTCAGATTCTAAAACTATTTGCTAGTGAGTTTAAGCGTTCAGATAGAATGAAAATCAATCCAAATATAACATATTTTTATAAATATACATAAATATTTATTTATAAATATATGAACAATAATGTAATCGGTGTTACTGTATGACTTATAGTCATTTTTAGCTTTCTTCATGTTGGCGAGAAGATATTATTAT